ACACGCCACCAGGTTGCCGGTGAAACGTCCAAGGAAACCGGCCACCAATAGGATTTTTCTCAGCCAGCTCATGCCACCAGTGATCCGCGTCAGGCGGATTAGTATCCATAATGATACCATACCAGGACGCACCACCATCTGATTTTGTGGGGTAACGGCCAACGCGGTGCGTTAAACCATCGATCACAGCTTTTGGTAGCTCTCTGGCCTCATTTACCCAGGCCCCAGTTAATTCAAGAGAAAGTAATTTTCGCACGTCTTGCGGCGTAGAAAGTGCCATGAATATAACTTCGCAATCGATACCAGGCGCATTATCCCTGGTTGGAAGCTTTAGGTGGTGGGTTATAGGCGGCTGCCAGCGCATAGGCCCCCAAACATCTTCTGGAAATAATTCGCCCCAGGTCTTAATAGTTGTTGTTCTCAGCTCTGGGTAAGTATTACGCACGATAACAAACCGAGAATACCTAATACCGTCACGCGGAGAAGGCTTTTGCTGGACTGCTTTGAGCATTATCTCAGCAGCACAGCCATATGACTTACCAGATCCAACTGGACCCATCAGGCCGCGAACAAAAGATTTATCGTGTAGAAACTTCCAAACTGTAGCAGACTTAGAAAAGTCTAAATTCATGCTGGGAATATCAGCCATCATCAGCCTCATAGGTTGTGGTTGCTTCTGGGCCTTTCATATTGATCCCAATGATCGAAGGCTTATCAACATTGCTTTCAACATCCAGCAAGCCACTAGCTTTAGCCAGGACGCGAAGAACGCTCACCTTGTCAAACATCTCAATCGTTGTGCCGTACTGACCAACCGTAACCTTCTTTATCGAAGCCAGGGCTTCATCAGGTATATCCGCCATAGGACGTATTTCGCCGGTATGAAGATCAATTATGTCAGTAAGCCTGGCAGTTCCCATAGCAATCAGCTCAGTAGCAACAGCTTCTTTGTTTTGAGCAAGGGTTTCAGAACGGCCAATTCGACGTTGCAACAATCGCGCACCGCCGAACCGACCAACTGGAGGGATAGGTTTAATCTTATCCTCAGTTTTTCTTGCCATTAAAACGGAATTTCATCATCTATTTTATCAGCAGGGGCAGCAGCCGGTGCAGAGGACTGAGGGTTCTGACGTTTACCATCATCCTCAAACAGCTTTAGCCAGATTTCGCCATCCGCATTGGGTATAGGCAAACTCTCCAATTTAATGCTAATCTTGCTATCCTTCTCAAAGGCAACGCCATGCTTGTGCCAAAATGTTTTATCCTGGTTCGGCGAAGTCTTCGCTTGAACCACATTGTATCTTTTATCCACGCGTATCTCCTATACAACTTTACGGTATCATTACGATATCGCATAGAAAACGATATTACAACCAATGCGTCACATTTTTTGTGACACTAAACCACGGGCTAAATCCTCAATCATGTGACAAAATAAATCGTGGTCAATAAGAGCAACGAGATCACCGTCACGCCAAACGTGCAAACCTTCAGGACGAACAGCCCAAGTCACAACCGTCATAGGGTCACGCACGCCAAGACCAGACACCCTATCTCTTCTTCGCAGTCTTAGCAGCAGCTTTAAACGCAGAAGCCTTAGGAGCGCCCTTAGAGCCAACCTTACGCATCTTCTCTCCACTGCCAGAGGCAATACGATCACGTTTAGCGTTTATGTTCGAGTATAGTCCTGGTTTCTTAGCCATATCAATATTCTCCTTCAGTTGCAGACTCAGAAGACATTTCCGAGTCTTTCATCATACTACCATCAGGCATTTCGTGATAGCCATCGCTCATTAATGGTACATCAGTAGCACCACCCGCATTACTACGCTCCTTAGCAGCAGCTACAGCGTCAGGTAAGTTATTAAATCTAGGAAACATATTGCCAGTAGAAAGCTCATAAGCCCTGGATATCTCCCAAGCCTCATCAATATTCTCAAAATACACAGGCTCATTAGTCTCAGAGTTAAACCAAATCGTAGGTATATTCCAAACACCGTTGCTAGGAGCATACTCACTAGCAAGATACTCAGTCGATAATCCGCCAAGCCCTAAGTCAACAGGCTCATGCTTACTAGGATCAAATGGTATAAGCTTCGGCATCAAAAAGTCCTTTCATGGTTTTTCCGAAAATAGCGCTGTGTGTACCCCATATGTAGTCGCGCGAGGGTGGGGGGGAAGGGGGTCGTTTTTGCGCTGAAATGTGGCATATGTGTGGCATATCCGTCTTTATTTGGCTAAGTATCTGATGTGTAGGTACATTTAATTTAACATAATACGGATTATGACACCTAGTTCTTTTATGTCCATACAGCACAGGTTTAATCGTTATGGTATGTCCACGCATCATGCTGCTGTTTCCTCACTGTGTGGCTCTCTCAGTAGCTCTACTGCTTGATTGGCCAGCATCTTGGCTGCTCTTGCTGCGGTATCGTGCTTGATCCACCATCCCTGCGAAATTGCCCGTGTGAAGAAGTCTGCTGTGAGAGACTGAAAATCATCCATTAACATAGATAACCTTAGATCAGCATCGGTGTTAGTCCCAGCTATCATCTGTTCGTGCTCCTGTTTCATCGTTCTTTCTTCTTCTGCTATCTCCATTTGGTGTTTAGCCGATAGGCTCGATTTTATTGTGGCCTCTAGCTTGATGCTTGGCTCGTATACTATTCGGTTTGATGTGGACCTCTGTCCCCTGAAGAATGGTTTGCAGTATACCATGTACCCAAGCTTTCGAAGCTTTACTGCGTGGTATGATATACCGCTTGCACCTACGCCTAGGGTTTCTGCAAGTCTGCCCTGGCTTACGAATGTTCTGCCCATGCGATCAGCGTATGAACAGTAAGCAGCTAATACTCTGAATGTTGAAGCTGATACTCTTGGATCTCCCAGCGCTCTTATTGGTACGACTGTGAAGGCTCTAAGGTCTTTGGCTTTGACTTGCTTTGGTCTCATTAGAATGGGTTCTCTTCTAATGGGTCTTGTTGATGTGGCCTTGTGTATGCTTCTATTTGGTTTTGTTCCAAGCTCTGCCGGTACATGTCTATCACACTCAGTGTGACAAAGTTTTTTTCTAGCAGTCTATCTGCTCCTGATCCTTTGACGTATGTTTCTGCCACTGGCTGGCCTTCGTTCATTCGCCTGGCTGCTATTGCGTCAGCATCAAATGTGGTGGGTTGGCTTGATCCGATCTTTGCGGGTTGATACGCTGCGGAGCATTTTTGAGCTGCCTTCACGAAATTGTAAGAAGTGGGCCATGATCGTGTTCGGTTGTTCTTTCGCACATCCTGAGACATCTTGCTCAGAACATTGTTAAGGGCGTCTTCATTGATGTTAGTTGATATCTCTGAATTGATATCTTCGACCATTGCTGACATTTCTGTAGCTGCTCTTGATGTGGTGTGGTTTGCCGGTACGTCATAAGATTGCAGCTCTAGCTGTAACCAGTATCCGATTACGCGCGTTCTGTCTGAATAGTTCATTGGAGTAACTTTCTTTCGTCCTGGAGCGATCCAAGTATTGTTTGCATCTGTTGATCTGATGTCATGTCTTGCAACGAGGGCGCTTGAAGCTCGTCATCCCAGCGTTCACCGTTTAGCCATGTTGCCAAGAATGGGAGGTACTTGCGATCTTTATTACCCCAAGATTGGACGAATAACGCTAGTGAGTGCTGTAGCTGATCGGCTGACACCTTTCGTAATGCCTTTACCAATGCAGTTTTTGCTGTCCCCTTTCCTTGTTTCTTGGGGTACATTTTCCATAGATCTTCGAAAATAGACATATCCTTATTACTGGTTATATTTCCAAGGTTATTACTTCCAAGGTTAAGGGGGTTGCAAATTGCGACGGGGGGTGGTTGCATTTTGCGACGGGGGGGGTCGCAATTAACGACGGGTTGTTTTACTAGGTTTAAGCGATATCCGTTACTAGTTCTGGACCCATTGTTGCGGTTTCTCTCTACCTTTTCGATGAACCCCATGCTGCAAAGTGAATCAATATGACGAATGATGGTGGTTCGATCCATCTCACATTCAGTTGCAAGTGTTGCCAAGCTTGGGAAACAAGCGCCTGTTTCGCTGTTGTGGTGGTCAGCTATCCAGTAAAGCACAATTTTTGTGACGGGCTTGATCCCCTTTTTCTGCATCGCCAGTGCAGTCATGTAGTGTGACATCGTTTTAACCCTTTTCATTTGGGCAGGATCAGCCTATTCTGACCCTGCTGCTGCATTGGTTTTTGGTTCTTTCAGTGTATCCTACAGTATAGACCCTTGCAAGATTTGCTGCTTGCAGGGGTCTTTTTTATTACCATATCACTTCCGTAACTAGGCACGGATCTCCATAAGTTTTAACTACTCGCAGATCATAAACTTGGTCATCATCCTCAAAAACCACGCTATTGAATGAATCCAAGACGATTTTGGCAATGTTGTCGATATCGGGACGCCCTGGGTAGATCTCGTTGTTGATTGCCTGGGCCTTCTTTGCTTTGGTCCAGCTCTTTGGAATCTCAAATTGCGCCCTGATGATAACGCGGCACGGTTTGTCTGTAGGCTCTAGCTGGTGCAAAATCATGTAATTGGATGCAGTTGCAGCCAGGCGATGTTCAAACTTTCGAGTTTTATCTGGGGTGTAGACCCTGCCCGTCCTGGTAAATCTAGGGCG